TCAGCAACTCTATAGACATATCAATCCTCTTCTAAGAACTCAGGTTCAGGGAGGATTTCCTCAAGAACATCTGAGATAGCGACACCATTGCTGGCAAAATTGTCAGCCAACTCGGCATAGCGCTCCTCAGTAATCTCAAGCTCCTCCCCTACCAGTCGTTTCACATTTGATTCCCAATCATAGAAATCTTGTTTGATTTTAAATTTCACTTTTTAAATCCTCCAACACCTCTACAATTTCGGCTTTTGATAACTTATAGGCGCCAGCTATGCCAGCTTCTTTAGCTAGATTCTTCAACTCTTCTAGAGTCTTATTCTCTAAATCAGAATACTGGCTAGCCTGCTCCTCTTGGATATAATGACGTCGTAGCAATAAGCTCATATCGTCACCTCTTACTCACCGAATTTTACAACTCGTGTAGGGTCGTATAGGTAAACACCATAGTGTTCATCACCAGTGATGACTGTTGTCTTTTTAAGGATGTCACGGTCTGTTTCGATAGCCACATCACGTTTTAGCATGATAACAAACGCACCATATTTGTTGGCATCGTCTGTCTGAGTCTGGCTAGGAGAGACTTTGACGATAAAGCCTTTACCTTTTTCAACTTTCTTAGTACGCACAATTTGAACACCTCGTGTTTCTCCAAATGTACCAGAAACAACTGTATTCGCTCCTACTTCTGTGCCTGAAATCCATTCTTTCACAGTGTTAGCACGCAAATCAATGGCATCTGCTGGATTGATAAGAGCTACATATTTTGCGTCTTCTTCATCGTCAAAAATAGCAAGTGCTTTATCAAGAGCTGCTCCTGTTGTTGGAGCTTCTGCAACGTGCTGTGTTGCAGTCTTAGCCACCGCTACCAAATCATCATCAATCTTGTTGGCAATAGCCAAACCAAGCTGGTAAGTCGCTTGACCTAGTGGGTCGCCAAGACCTGACAAAAGAGCTTCATCGGTAATTTCATAACCTTTAGCAGCCTTTTTGATGGTCATAGTGGTCTTTTTAGTAGTCAATTGGTCTGGAGAAATAGCTTGACCTTCTCCAACCTCAGTCGCATCTCCTGCGTACTCCCAAGCTGGAACTGTTAGAGTATTCCCTGGTTGTCCTTGGAGTGCTGTTTCCACATAAGCGAGTGGAGTAAATTTAATCAATTTAGGTAGTTTAGCGGAAACCATGTCCGCCATCACTTCTGGGTTAACCATAGTGGCTAATTTAGTTTGTCCTGCTGTCATTTATTTTAACCTTTCAATTTCTTATAGAGTTCTGGGTTATTTTGGTAGAGTTCGTTTCGACTCTGATAACCCATACGAGCAAATTCTTCTTTTGTGACACCGTCACTATCGACTGGTGCTTGCTTCATTGGAGCTCCGCCTTTTAGCTTTTCTTGTACGCCTTTTTGCACGGCTTGCTCCCATGATTTCTGCAATACAGCGACAGACTCAGATACCGTCTCTGCGCTTGTCAAATCAACTACATTTACTAACTCAACAGGTAAGTCACGTTCACTTAGCATTGCTTTAGCTTCTGCGGTCAATTCCTTACGAGCAATAGCCTTTTCACGGTCAGCTAGTTCTTGCTCACGCTGATCTAACTGATATTTCTGTTTCTCATCAGCGTTCATCTTGGAAAGTTTCTTAGCTTCGTTTTCCTTGGCTTCTTGCTCTGCTTCCCATTTAGAGCGCTCGGCAGATAGCATCTTGCCGATTTCAGCACGAGTGAAAGTTCGTTCATGCTTTTCTTCTTGCACTGTATCAACATTTTCTTGAGTGTCGACAGTCTCAGTTGATTCAGTAGATACAGTTGCATTGATTTCTTCTGACATAATTGTCCTCCAGCGATTACGTCGCCACTCGATAATCTCGTTTTACGTCCGGCGACGGAACAGTACAGCTTTTATTGTCATCGGTACAGTTTGGACAATATAAAAACCGTACGGGATTCCATACGGTTAGGTTTTATAGTTTAATTTCTTCAATTTTTGCACGTTGTTCTAAAGTGGAAAGGTATTCCCACATAACCGAACGTTGTCTCTTTAACAAATCGATAGGGCATCTAGGTTCAAACTCTAGCTGTCCTTTTTCGTATTGACCAATCATCATGTCCAACTTTTGGAATCGTTCTCTCAATTCGTAGTATTCTTTTTTAAAGCGTTCTTTCCAATCTTCCATTTTTTAGTTCCTTTCTTCGGTTAACTAATTTATAGCAATTTACAGTGATTTATAGCAGTCTATTCCTGCCAGTCAAGATGTTGGATCACCTACTTTCTGTTTTTGAAACCTGTTAAAATCGCAAGAATAGTTCCTGCAATTAAAACGAATAACCAAAAAAATACCAACCACCCGAAAGCGATTGATACCCAATCCCAAATAAACATGTTTTACTCCTTTCTGACTTATAATCAATCAACTTCATACGATAATGAAGAAATGTCGGTTAATATTTTAGGTAGTAACTCAATCGCAGTGAATGTATCCGTTCCACAGATATTTAACTCTAATTTCACTGTCGCTGATTCAATTTCTCCTGACCCTGAAAATTCTACGTTGGATATCCCAATTTTTGCTGTATCCATTTTCAATCCTTTCAATCGTACCTCGTAATAACCCTGTCGCTGGGATGATTTAATTGATTACGTTCAAAATATAGTTTTTAGCAACCTCAAGCATTCCCAATGCCTGCAAACTACTATCCCAGCTATAGCCAAGATTTATCTCACCATCTTTATCCAAAGAAACTACTAATACCGAAGTATAGTTATGACTAGCCTCAAGATTTTCTTCCAAAATTTCTTTCACGGAAGCACCACGTTCCAGACTAGACTTTTTCTCTGAAAAATCAATCGTGTTTTCCATCGTTACTCCTTTCTAAGCATTCTTTTGAGGTTTAGCATTCTTGTCCACCCATTTTTTGAAATCATCAAAAGTATTCATGTTTTTAAGAGACAAATACTTTTCAACTTCTTCAATGGCTTTCTCAACTGAAGTGTCATGAAAACAGTAACCATTACCCGATAAATCAAAAATCTTATTTTGTTTTTTCTTATCAACAATCCATAACTCCTCACCATGCCAAGCACTCTGTGGGTCGTAACATTTCTTTGATTGAATTTCTAAGCCATTTTCTTCAATCAATTCTATCAATTTTTTGTATTTATTCATCAAAATTCCCTTTCTGGTCTGGGCACGAAAAAAGCACTTAGATTTCTCTAGGTGCTTTGGTGTTTTACATTGCGTAGTCATATCCTAGATTTTCTTTTATTTGTTCGAACATTTCTAAAATATGACCAGGGGTGTTATCTTTGAATAAAAATCTAGGAGTTGTATCATCTGGAAAGCTAGTTTTTATCCACGGATATATTTCTGTATAAAACTGCATCATTTCTTTACTAGGCAACGCCATTACTTCCATGATAGAACCTCCTGTACTTTTTGTAATAATGTATCATCTGGAGTATTATTTCCTAAAACTCCAACTTCTGCGACCAATTCATTAATATTATTTGTTTCAAATGCAGAGAGAGCATTAATGCTAATCCTATATAAATACATTGTATCAATACTATGTTGTTTTTTCACATAGGTTACCAAGTCTCTATTCAAATACGTCATCGCTTCTTCAAGACTATTATAACGCTTTTTATTTGCTTTGTAAAACGCTTTTGCAGAATCCCAATGTTGTTTATGAGTCAACTCATGAACTATTGCTTCTTTAATGTCTTTTGCGGCAAAGAATCCGTCTGATAAAATATTTTTGAATTCTTTCTCCGAACTAAGAGCATCACTTATAAACAAAATATCCTGCTTATAGTCATATCCAGCTAGACCAGGCAGCTTTGATTTTTTTAAAAACACAACAGTTGGTTTTGAATAATCAGGTAATTGGCGGAAAGCTTCTTGAACGTTCGCCACTGTGTCTCTAATTTTCTTACCATTGTTCTGAGTCCAAAAATCAAACTCGGTTCCGCTAAGTTTTTTGGCATTCACTCGAATATCATTTCCAACAACAAAAGACTGTTGTTTTGCCATTAAATCAATTGAACTCATACCCTGATTATACACCTTTTCCCCGTCTTTCGCAACATACTTGCTATACCACTCTTTATAAGTCATATCGGCAGGTACTAGCTCGGTCTTCCCTGTCTCTGGATTTCTCGCCCTGCGCTTCAGCTTACTGTAGTCTGCATCCTCATCGTATCCGACAGTAGTAGACCTACACCAAGGATGCATAGGGGGACAATTGACACCAGGGACAGCCTTATCCCTATCATAGACCTGATTATCATGCTCCTGACAAATGCGTGATGTACGCTTGTCCAAGACAGCCACAAAGATGTACTTTTCTATGTCTGCTTCTTCATAGCTGAGTAGTTCCATTTGGTTGTGAAAAAAGGCTGATTCTGTCCGAACCAAACGCCTTGCATCATTCTGACCTACATTGAACCTCTCAGCAATCGCTTGTGCAGTTTCTCGTGTATCTCGCCCTGTCATAAGGCTCATGAGTAGTTCATCTTTTATGCTAGAGGTAAGCTTCCCTGTATTCTTCCAGATGTCTGTAGAGTAGGTGCTTCCATCTCCTAACCAACTAAAAGACTGTAGATGTTTTATCTCGCTCTCAGGAAGCCCAGAAAAGCCATATGCCAGCCCTGTCTGCTGTTGCAGGTCAAAGGTAGCCTTGTAGTAACTATCCTTCATCAGGTCGCTATAAAAGGCGTCTGAGCCTGTCTTCTCCGAATGATAGATAGATTCACGCATACGATCTAAATCGTCGCTCAAACGTTCTAGGCGCTTCATACGAAAAGAATAAGCTGGACTATCTAAGTCAGCCAGTAGCCTTTGGATATTCGGGTCATTCGGTCTTGCTTCAAGCACCTTACGAAGTTCGTTCAGGTCTTTCTTGTCTTTCATGTTCTTCAAGACTTGTCTAGCATCTACCTGACTTAAACCATAATCGCGTTGGAATTTATCAAAAATCTTATTGATTTCCTTATCCAAGTAAGTCTTAGCTTCTTGATAGACCTTATCGAACTGGTCTGCCTGCTTTTCGGCCTTGTCCATCTGTTGGTAAATCAGATTGGCTTTCCTCTTCGCCCAGTACTCCTGATTCTTCATCTATTACCTCGTCTTCGGGTTTCGTGTTGTCTTGGTTAAACATCGGCATGTCTTCCATGTTCTTCTTTTTCTCTTCTTCCAAGGCCTCCAGCTCAGCATCAGGGTCTTCTACAAACGGCAAGAGTGAGATAAGCTGTCTATTCGTCACTTTGCCTTCCAAGTTGTTCACAATCTGAGAGATTTCCAACAAGTTCTTAGGCAAACCACGGCTGAATTGCGGAACGATCGAATGAGACTCCAGAGCAATCTGCTTCATGCCCAAATAATGAGCAAAGATAGCAATCCGCTGGCGTAATCCTCGCTTGTAGTTCGCCTCCTTGGTCTTGGTAATCATCTCGAGGCCCATCAGCTTGAATTCCATGGCTACGCCCGACGTATTCCCTGCGAAATTCTCATCAGTCAGATTAGGCACATGGCTGAATGTGTAGATATCCTCTTTAAGAGCTGTGCGCAAGATTTCAGTAGCACTTTCGTCCAGCGTGTTCTTCAAAAACTCGGCTCTTGCACTATCGCCCGGCAATTCCAAAAGACCTTCTTCAGAAAGAATCTTCATCGCTACCTTAGCATCTTCTGGAGTGTCTGCTAACTGTGTGCCATACAAAACAAGGATAGACTCTACTGCCTGCTCCTTATCATTGACACGGTTACCCATCAAGGAATTATAAGCATCAATCAAGCTAATTTGTTGCTCGTAGTCGCCAATGGCAAAGTGATTATTTCGATACTCAATAATTGGGATTTGGCCAAGGTTATGAGGTGTTGCCTCTTCAATCTGAGATGTTCCTGAATCTGTACTTCTCAGTACCATGTGATAGTGCAGATTCTCAGTAAAGACCTCTGCCTGGTACTTAGTAGTGTCTTTCGTATCATCCTTGACTTGATAGTAGTAGACCGCAAATAAAGGTTTCCGCTCAATACTATCATCATAGACCATGAAGGTATTTTCTGGATCAATACTAGTTGAGTCCAACTCAGTCAATCCCTCTTTAGCATAGATGTACTCATAAGCACGACCATAGATAGCCATGTTCAAAGCATTCTGCGCATCTACTTGGTCAATCTCAGCACCGTCAAAAGCTGTAAGTAGCTCATCAATATCACCTTCAGCAGTGTTATTGTACTTGATAGGATTGCCCATAAAATAGCCTGTAGCCGTGTCTGCAATATCCTTGGCATGATTAGCTACCGTCTTGTAATTGGGTGCGTTCTCGTTGCGTCTCTTGTGATTTAAGATAGCATGCTCACCCAAGTAGTAGCTTTTAAGCTTCTTCAAACGTGAGCCTTCAGTGCTATGCTTCGTTATCAATTTGTAAATCAGGTCTTTCTTCAAAGAACCCTCATCATATCCATCCCGCGGATAGGTTAAATATTGGTACATATCTTTCCTCTCTATAAACCATAATCAGAACGTCTGCGGACGGTTGCTTTCCCACCTTCTATACATTGAAGGCTGTAACGTAAAGCGTCCATCAAGTGGTTATTTTTATCTTCTGGCTTGTTCAACCAATTGCCTTCTTTATCTTGTTGATAACAATAGCTATAAAATTCATCCATGATGTTTTTACAATCTGGATGCACATAAATAGCGTATCCTTGTAATTTGGACACGCCTGCCATAATACTATCCTTACCTTTACGACTCTCTTTAATTCGAGTTATACCATGCTCTGACCTTAGTTCCTCAATCAGTCGCAATTCAGCACTATCGGCAATGATTTGTGAACGATGATAACCTTTGTCCTTTATCATCTTCGCAACTTCTTTGGTTATCAATCCGACTTTATATGCCTCATCAAAGACATAAATCTCTTTCGTCGTATCGTTTATCAATGAACAACACAAAGCAGTTGGGTCGTGAGTGAAACCAAAGTCAAGTCCGATACATAATTTATTAGCTGAATCTTGTAATAATTCATCTTTATTGAACTCCTTGACAGTCACGTTTTCATAGATTAAACCTTCAGCAACTCCCCATTCGCCATCACAAACGATTCTAGCCCGTCTTGGATTCGTATGATACAAATCCTCATAACGCTTGATATCGACTTCATCCAGCCACTCGTTGCATTTATAAGTAGTCGTAGTAGCGAATGTGTCAGCCCGTCTCGTCTCTTCGTCAAAAAAGACACGTTTGAGCCAGTGCCTCTCGTTCCACGGATTAAATGTGACTGTGATCTGTTTAAAGAAATCAGGTACGTCTAAGCTACCACGGATTGACTCGACTACTGTACTGAACTTGTCTTCAGTTTCGATTTGATACGCTTCCTCGAACCATGCCCAACAAAGAATACCAACGTCAACTGTAATAGATGTGATTTTTAGTTCATCATCCAAACCACGGAACAGAATCTTTTGCCCAGTCGCTTTTATAGTTATTTCGGGCAAAGACTCGTTAAATTTAAATAAATGAGTCACACCTAATACATTACACGCCCACTTAAAATCCGTATAGGTCGATTGCTTATTTGTATTCGAGTATCTACGAATAACAAGCAAGTTAGCCCAAGGATATTTCAAAAGACGGATAACATAATTCAAAGCGGTTGTCTTGGACTTCTTCGAACCACGGGACCCTTTGACTACACGATAAAGATTTCTTGAACGCCAGAACTGTCCGTACCCAACGCCTATTGTTTTTGGTAGGTCAACAACAATATCATTCTGTTTAATCTGGTATGTCTGACTCATTCGCAAACACCACCGTTCCAGAAACATCAGCCTCTACCTTGTCTGTCCAAAGCCTATGACGTTTTCCTAAGAGTTCGGCTGCCTTGATTCTATCCTTCGCTCCGACATCGATATCAATTACTTGTTGCCCTAGCTCTCCGATACTGCATAGAGTTTGCTCTTGCGTCTCTCCTCGCATTACTGAGGTTAGATAACTAAGGACTTCTTGCTGATCTGCAATTTTCTCAGAATCAAGCTGTTTCAGTCGCTCATCTATATAGCTTTTAATCTTAGGGTTCTTTAGTAATTTGTGTCCTTCGACACCTGCCACTCTATCACTAGAAGCACGATAACCTGCTTTCTTATAAGCTTCCGTCGCATTACCTGAGATGATGTACTCATCTGCGAATCTCTTTTGTTTTATCGTCAATTCATTCAATTTTCCATCACCACCTTTCAACAAAATAAAAAGCCACTCAAAGAGTGACTGTATGCGGTAAGTGGGTGCCTCCCCCACCAGAGCCTTATATAGCACTACTTTATCTCTGTCCTACAGGTTAATCAGCCTAAATCTAATTACCGCCCTGTACCCCTATTGTGATAGCTACTCACAGAGATACAATTGGAACGACAGGGCTCGAACCTGCCTACGTTTCAGACCCTTTATAGTCATATCGCTCCACCAACTGAGCTACGTTCCAACTGCAAGACGACTACTACCTTGCGTGTTAATTAGTAATCATTTTGAAAGTTTTCCTTTTTTTATTTTTTGTAGTCTTTAACGGCGATGCCCGGAATCGAACCGAAAAGTTTGAAAATACATTGGAGAGAAAATCACTTTACGCCTGTCATCGCCAAAACGAGGCCGAAACCTCGGAAATAAAATGAAAAATATAAAGGAGACGTCAATGAACGAAATAGAGGGAGGGACTCGAACCCTCAACGCCTTTACGACACCCTGATTTCAGGTAACCATCTACCAAATTCTGAGACCTCTCTTTTCAATTCTTGACACTACCATTCTATCAGAATTACAAAACTGTGCTAACAAGTATCATTTTTTCCCGTACGGTTTTGTAAAGTTCAATTTAGTTCCATTCTCTCCAAAACCTCATTTAGTTCAGAGATAGCCATATTCCGCCAAGTGTAGAAAGTTGTTCTGCTGATTTCCATTTTGTCACAAATATCATCAACATACATCTTAGTAATGTAAGCCATTCTCAAAATTGTCCGATACTTCGGATTTGTTAACTTATTGATCATTCTACCTAATTCAAGCTTTCTGTCGATAACCTCTTTAGTATCCTGCTCTATAGCCTCTTTCATCACTACCAACTGAGTATAGACATCGTCAACTTTTCTAGTCTGTCCACCTTGGACTTTGACACCTGACCACTTAGGACTTGAGAGCAAACCTGCCTCAAGCTCATTGATTTCATCTATACGGCTTTGGATGTCCATGTCAAGGTCTTGTAATTCTTTTAATAGCTCTTTAGCCTTGTTCACTCTCTGTCTCCTTTATGTTATAATAATAGTGTTTGGATTATAGCTGAGACAGAGGGTGTCTTGGCTTTTTTTATTTTATTCTTTATTCGTGATCACACTACCTGCACCGTTGACAGTGACCCAGCCATGCTTCTCTCTGGCTTCTGCTTCTTTCATACGGATAAGATTATCTGTGATTGAATCTGACTTAGCTTTGTTGGCCTTAGCTTCACCTTCTGCTTTGATGATACCAGCATCCGCTTCAGCTTGAGCTTGCACTTTCTTGGTATCAGCTTCAACTTTAGCCTTTTCTTGTTCCTGTTTAGCTGTATCGATTTCCTTCTGTTTGACCGATTCATTTTTGATTGCTGCTTCAATCTCATCTCCTGCATCTTGGTCTGTGATGGTAAAAGAAACAAACTCCAAATCGTAAGACTCAAATTTTTCTTTAAGAGCCTTATCAATTGCCTCATAGACCTCAGTACGCTTGTCACCGAGAATATCATAAATATCGTAATTTCCAGTTACAGATTCAATAGCACGCTGAACAGCAGGAGAAACAACGCTGTCATTTACATTTTCTAAAGTTGTGTA